GCGATAGCGTTTTGATTTTCCTGCAACGCGTCAACGGTCGAGAGGTCGAACGATGCAAACAACTCCGTCTCTGCGAGAACTTGCCTGTTGATTTCTGATGCTATGATTTCGAGCTTTGGAATGAGAGTGTGTTCCCATAATAGCTTTCTCGCTTCGGAAACGTTTTCGTACGTTCTATTTCCGCCGATTAGGTCTAGAGGGACACCGAGTGCGTTAGCGATTTGCTCGTCCGTGATTTTGAGAGTTTCCAGATATGCTACTTCTTGAGCGTTGAGTGATGTAGGAATCCACTTGGGTTCGGTTGGTCCTGCCATCGCGGCGATGCGACCGGCTGAGCTGGGTCCGGTTAATGCTGATTCTACTTCTTCACGCATGAGGAAGTAGTCTTCTGGAGATTCTGGGTCGCCAACGTAAACGATTCCGCCTGGATTGGCTCCGTTTGATAGTTGTCCGGCTTGCCAACCGCGAGCTGCTCGAGCTAATCCGATGGATTCGAGAGCGGCTTCCATCGGTGCTCTGGATTTCCAGATATTTGTCGGGTCTGGCTCTCTTAGCCACACGACCTCTGATGGAGCTAGCTTTACCCACTGGTCTTTGCTGAGTTTGATTTCGAAGTAGCCGATTTCTCCGTGCGGTGATTGTGGAGTTGGCTTTGTTAGATTTACTTTTACGTCGCCGTAGAATAGATTCGCGGATTTTGGCTCGTCAACGCGAGACGCTCCTCTGTCGAGAATGATTATGGCTTCTCCGTGATTGTATATTCGATACCACACGGATTTCTTGAAGAGACGAGCTGAGGTGCTGGCGTTCGGTTTCTCGTTGAATAGTTTTTCGAGATAATGGTCGACCGGTTCACCGGCTGCTGTAGTAACTTGCAAATCTATCGACGAGAGAGTGTCTACGATTATGTCTATGCACCGAGCGGCGACGCTGTTGATGTTGATTGCTTCGTCCGCTGCGGGACGGATTTTTTTGAGTTCTACTGCACCTTCTGTGCGTGCTCCGAGAGCTGATGCCCATAAACCTTTGAGTTCTATGGTGGAAGATTCTTTCCCGTTTGGTTGAACGATTTCTGTCGCTCGTTGTTCTTGATTCTGATTTGAGAATCGGTCTAGGAAACCCATGCTATTATTTACTCCTTAACGAGATTTGATGTTTACCGACGAATGCCGTTGATGTCGCCGCCTTTTTTTGTAATGCTGTAACTGCCCACACCATCGCGTCTAGTCGGTCGGGAGAACCGGGTTGTTCTACTGACCATGTTGTCATCTGTTCTTCTAGCTTCGGGAAGGTTCCTCCGATTTTGAGTCTTCCTTGTTCCGAGAGAGCTGCGATTGGTTCCGCCCTGAGTCTTTTGCCTCGAGTTGCGGTTACTTTCGTGAATGGTATTGTTGAGCTAGCCGTTCGAAGAAGAGCCTCTATCATGTCTCCTCCGTTGTTAGTTTCTGCAACTACCATGTCTGCGTTCCACGTTTCGTAGAGGTCTATCACTTTTCTAACTGCTTCGAGTGGTGAATACCTTCCGGACCCGTCTTCTAGGATTACAAACTCTTTCGGTTCTGAGTTTAACTGTCCCGCGATAATGATTCCGTGTTCGTCACTACCTTCTGTGCTTGTTGTTGCTGGGTCCCACCCGATGAATATTCTTTTGAGGTCGTCTTTGTCGATGTCTTCTTTTCGGAGTCGATTTGTTTCAATGTGAGCGATAGTCCATAACGCTCCCGGAACGTCGTAGAGAACTTCTCCCTCTAGCTCTTGGCGACCTAGTCTTGTTCCGGCATACTGGCTTTCGTACTCTTGGCGAACGGATTCCGGGAGAGCCGTGTTCTCCTTTGTCGATGTCACCACCGTGCAAACCTTTTCGTCGTTTATTAACTCCTTAACGAACGGGTGTCCTTCTTTTGGTGTTCCGGTCATGATGAAGAGAGCTGGGTCTTTTCTAACTGCAAACCTTATCGCTTGCTCCCACGTGTATTTCCAACGTCGGAGAGACCATAAACCTACTTCGTCGAGCCAGATGGCTGATAGGTTTTTTCCTTCGATTCCTTGACCGTTATTATCTGCTCCGGCGGTGAACACTACTGCTCCGTTTGAGAGAGTGAGTGTTCCTGTTGTTCTGTTATAATCTTTTATGTGCTTTCCGTTTTCTCCGCCGAAGGCTTTAATGAGTCCGCTGCCACCCTCCATGAGTGTTTCTTTTGTATATTTGAACGATGGTCCGACGATTCCGTACTCTCTGCGGTCACCGTTTTCGTCTGAGCCTCCGTACCATAAAATGATTTCCTTGAGAGCGAATGAGCCTGCAAACGTTTTCCCTGAACCTCTTCCTCCTCTTAGATACCACCTTCTGATATCCTTGTTCTCCGTTGGGATTCCTGTAGACCAGGGAGGTCTTTGCTTACTGCGAGCGTGGCGATATTCTCTTCCGGCGTGAGGTAACCCATCGCACTCTTCTAGGTTGCAACGCCAAGCGATAGCTTCTTTTCTATCCGCGAGGATTTCTAGAAGCCGCTCGCGAGTCGCTGCGTCTTCTGGAAGTTTTAGGGTCTTGGACATGATTAGTTCTCTTTTATGAACGGGATTTTTAGTTGGCGATGAGCTGCCTCATCTTCTGCAAACCCACCTAACGCGAGCCAGAACCCCGCGAGTGCTTTTTCTTTATTAATAGATTTCTGAACGTGATTGGTGAGTTTTATTAAGTCTTCTCTGAGCTCTTCTGCACGCTCTGCGTGCTCGACCGCTTTAGACCACGATTCTAATGCGATATTTTCGGGAGTGTTTTCATTGTTATCCATGTTTTCCTTGTCCTCCTTGATGGAGTCCTCGCCGGAGGGTCTTACTCAACCGTGCCCGCTTCTGGAGAACTTGCGGAGGGATTCTTCCTCCGGCGAGGATACCTTTTGTTGTTGTTACTTCCGTTTGAGTTTTGATATTTTGAGAACTTGTCCTACGCTAATAACGTTCGGATTTTTAATGCGGTTTTCGGAAGCTATTCGTGCGACTGAGGTATTATATTTCTTCGCTATTTTTGAGAGAGTGTCTCCCCTTTTTACGATGTATGTAATATTCTCTTCGGATACTGGGTTCGATGTTGCAAACGTTTCCAAGCTCTTTAGGTATTTCATCGGGTCTACGAACTTGCGATTAACTTTGATTTCGAGATGCAAATGATTCCCGGTGGATTGCCCGGTGCTCCCTACTTCTCCGATTTTCTGTCCGGCTTTTACGATATCGCCGACGGAAACGGTGCGGCTGCCTTTGAGCATGTGTGCGTACAAGGAGGAGACTCCGTTTGCGTGTTTGATTTCTACGAACTCTCCGTACCCACCGGTAGGGTGTCCGCTAACTTTTGATTTGATAACGATGCCGTCTTCAATCGAGAAGATAGGAGTCCCCGCTGCAACCGCGAAGTCTGTTCCGTTGTGCATCCTCTTCCTGCGTGTTATAGGGTGGATTCTCATGCCGTAGTGGCTGGAGATTCTAGGAAGTGGATTGAGCGGGAGATGCGTTTTGGATTTCTCCTCTGAGCTCTTGTCAACTTCTACGGGAGTATCGTTTGGAACCTCCGTTTCTGTTTTTCTTGCGATGTCGTTTTGCCAACTTATAAAGTGCTCGGTGGCTTGTTTTGTTAGTTCTAACCACTTGATATACTCTGGGTGGTCTTTATTGTTATCCGTGTTCACTGGGTTCTCCTGTTTTGTCTTGTGTCCGTAGATTGAGAAAACGTCTTTCTTGGAGAGATTGACGTCGATGTTAGAGTTATAACCGTTTATTTTTCCTCTTGAACTATACTGCCAGATAGCTACTTCGTCCCACTGTGTGAGATGCTTTTCGTAGCCACCTTCGGTGGTTCCGTTGTTTCTATTGAATGCGGCTAGCCATAAAGGATAACGGTTTGCGATTTTGCTGAGATTTTGTCGTCGAATGAGAGCTGGATACGAATAGTAGAATGGAACTAGATTGAGCTCTTTTTCCACGTGCTGCAACCACTTGAGAGCTTGTTCTGGATTGAATGCTATTCCCTTATCGAGTGATTCGTTGTCTAGAGCTACGATATCGTTCTCTCTGAGCGATGGTCTAACGCTATCGACGAAGAACTTAGCTTGTTCTATGATATCGAGATATCCGTTAACGACGTAATAGAATCCGATTTGGAGACCGGCTTCCCGTGCTCCCTTTAGATGTTCTTCTCTTTTGCTAGCTTCGTAAAGTCTGCCGATGTTTGCTCCGGCTTGTTTGATGATAACAAACTTCCCGCCGGATTCTTTATATTTCTGGAAGTCGATTGTTGATTGCCAATGGCTTACGTCGATTCCGTGTTCTGTGAGTGATTTGTATTCGTCTGGCACGTCCTTCTCCCTTATTGTTCGCCGTGCTTCCTGGTTCCCCAGGCGATGTAGTTTTTTACGTGGATTGCTGAGAAAACTGCTGCGGAGATTATAAACCCGAACTGATTTGTATGGAGTGCAAATATCACCCACGCGATAGAGGTCCCGATGCCAACTAGCCACCCGGCTCTTATCTTTTTTCCGGTGAGATAGATTTGTATTATTCCTCCGGCTGCTAATAGGTAATCCAACGATATTCCTTTGCTCTAGTCTGAAACAACGATTCCGGTATATTGTTCTCTCTGCCTTTGATTGTTGTGCTTGGCGTCTCTGTTCCCCGATGGTTTCCCGGTCTTCCTGTGAGCCGCACGTGGCTTCTGAGACCTGTTTGCGACTGAGAGTGCAAACGAGAAAACCTCCCCGAAGGGAGGTCTCTCTGAGGTGATGGTCTATTAACCTCGCGATTTGAGTTCCTTTTGGAGCTGGTCTAACCTTAGCTCCCACATGAGGGAACGGATACCGGTGAGTTGTTCTTCGATTGTCATTTGCTCTTGAGTTATGATGATGAGCTCTTGGAGCTCTTTGCTTGAGAGTGTCTCGTACTTGGTCATGGGTCTTTTTCCTTTTTCTTACTTAGTGAGCATCGCTGCGATTGCAACTTGCTCGAGGTCGATATCTGCTGCGGCTTCGGTAGAGAGCTCCGAGTGGCACTCTAGGATTTCGAGAGAGTCCGCTACCCAGAATCTAGGAGATGCGAGCTCGGTTGCCATGTAGCGGCGAACCGTGTTAACTGCGTACCCGCCGTCTCTGTAGATTCTGATTTCGAGCCACTGTTTCTTGCCTGCGTCTGTCTGAATGACGACTACTGTAGTGTCTTCGTAGGTCTCTAATGCGGTGATTGTTTCCATGTTTTCTTTCCTTTGTTTGGGAAGCCTTCTTGCTTCTGTATATACTATCGGCACCCTTTTCTATTTTCCGGAAACTTTTTATAAACTTTTTTCCGGTGATTATTTTATGGATTTCCGGCTCACCTTGTTTCCCCTGCAAACGAGAAAACCTCCCCGAAGGGAGGTCTCTCTGAGTGATGGATTTGTTTTATGCAACTCTTAGCACGTTCTCGAATAGGTCGTAGATTTCATCTCCGAATGCTCCGATTAGGTTTCTAGCTGTTCCCTCGTCTTCTATGAGTCGAACGATGTCGCTACCGTGAAGGTCTTCGCCGTCTGCGATTCCTTCGATGATGGCAGTATAGAAAACCTCTCCGTAGCTCTGAGCGATGAGTCCTTCGATTTCGTCCACGCTCGAGTAGTTGTCAACGTCTAGCTCTGAGATAATCTCTAGGAGTCGAGAGGTGCTGGCGGTGATTGTTTCCATGTTTTCTTTCCTTTGTTTGGGAAGCCTTCTTGCTTCTGTATATACTATCGGCACCCTTTTCTATTTTCCGGAAACTTTTTTATTTTATTTTTTGGAGATTGCAACGCTATACTACTCACTAATGAAACTCTTCTATTTGAGAAAAACTAATCACGTTCTATGAGTCTTCTTATTGTTACTTCTTATAACGACCGGGATTCTGTTTTACGGTTTTCCGGCTCTCCGGTTTCTGGTCTTCGGAGATGATTTGTCTACAAATGTAGACACCGAGCTAGAGTGCAAACGAGAAAACCTCCCCGAAGGGAGGTCTCTCTGAGGTTCGCACGGTGCTCCGGATTACCGGCTATCCCCTGAGGAAACGTTCTCATCTTCTGCTGCAACGTCGAGACCGAGAATCTCGTCTGCTAGCTTGATGATTTCCTGCTCTGATAACGCCAGGCTCTTCGTCTCTGACTGGATAGGTTTTCCGTCCGGTCCTGATATTTCCGTCCGATTAACGTCCTTCCACTTCTGCCTCGCTGGTCCGTGAGTTAGAAGCCACGCCGCTGCCTGCCACGTTCTCGGCTCTTTTGCTGCGGTCCTGATATGGAGAACGAGTCCTGCTTCCGCTTCCGCGAGAGCCTTCTCTATGGCGTCCAGATATTCCACGAATGGTCTCTCGGATTCCTCTGGCTCTATCTCTTCCGTGCTCTCCTGGTCTTCCTGGTTTTCCAACGCTTCCAAGCGTTCTCTCTCTAACCGACCTCGAGAGAGCCACGAGTAGTGAGTGCTCTTACTGATGCCTGCTGCCTGAGCTGCGGTCTCCTGGTCATTCCCTGCCGCTATGAGGTCCGCGATACGTTTTGCTTTGTCTGGAGTTAGGATTGTTTTTCTTGGCATGTTATACCCCCTTTTCTTAGGTCGCTTTCGTTTGGATTGTGAAGTCGTGTGGCTCTCCGGTTTTCTGGTTAACCGGGAGAATGCCTGTATGTTCCTGGAACCTTCTTGCGATGACGTCTGCGTACCGAGCGTCTAACTCGATAACAACTGCTCGCCTTCCGAGTGCGTGAGCTGCGATGAGAGTGCTACCGCTACCCGCGAACGGGTCTAGCACTACTCCCTTATACGGCGAACTGTTATCTATGAGCTTTTTTAGCAACTCGACCGGCTTCATCGTCGGGTGCTCGGCGTTTCTTGATGGTCGCTTTTCTTCTAGGATACTAGAGGTTGCAAATGCTTCCTCTATGATTTTGAGGAGCTCCTCTTTTTTTAGCTTTGAGAAATCTACTTTTTCCTTTTTCTGGATTGTTGATTGAGTATAGCCGCCCTCCCAGTAGTGAGCTGCTCCTGGCTTCCAACCGTAGAGGATTGGCTCGTGTTGCCAATGATAATCCTGGCGGCTGAGAACGAGTCTATCTTTCACCCAGATTAGGATTTGCTTTAGGAGCCACCCTGAGTTTCTGAACGCCCTTCTGAAAAGCTCGCCGTGAATGCTAGTATGGAACACGTAGATTGGTGCTCCCGGTTTTGAGTTCTCTAGCATCCTAGAAAACGATTCGCTTAGAAACTTCTCGAAGTCTTCTTCTCTCATTGCGTCGTTTTGGATTGTTAGCTGTTCTTTTGTGCCACCTTGATACGCTACGTTATACGGTGGGTCTGTGAGAACGAGGTCGACTTGTTCGTTTCCGATGAGTGTTTGATAACTTAGTGGGTCAGTAGCGTCTCCGCACAGGAGTAGATGTTCTCCTAGTTTCCACACCTCTCCCTCTTTGATTGTAGTTAATGGAAGAGGTGGTATTTCTGGAACGTCGTCTTCGTCTGTGAGTGTTGCAACTGGTTCCGGGTCTAGCCCTGAGATGAGGTCGTCAAGGTAATCATCGGAGTACCCGGTTCCCGATAGGTCTTCGAGACTCTCTAACAACTCCGCGAGTTTTTTGTTGTTGTATGTTCCGATTTCTCCGTACCGATTATCTGCGAGAACGATTCTTTTCGCCTGGTCCTCTGTTATTCCTTCGATATACGTTACGTTGATGGTTTCCCACCCGAGTTCTTTTGCTGCTTTCCACGTGTGATTTCCCGCGAGGATTTCTCCCGTTTCTTTCCACACGACGATAGGTCTGAACTGCCCGTTAGATTTTAGAGATTCCGCTATTGCTGCAACGTTTCCGACTCTAGGATTATCCCTGTATTCTTTGAGATTATATACTGAAACTTCGTGGATTGTATTATCTTGATGCATGATGATTATTTTTTATCCTTTGGAACTGGTTTTGTGAAGTCGTGAGGTTCTCCTGTTTCGTCGTTAACTGGAAGGATTCCCGTGTGCTCCTGGAATCTTCTTGCGATGACGTCTGCGTACGTAGGGTCTAGCTCGATAACGATTCCAACTCTTCCGGTAGCGTGTGCGGCGATTAGAGTGCTTCCGCTACCTCCGAATGGGTCGAGAACGAGTCCTGTATACGGCGAACTACTATTTATTAACCTTTTCAACAACTCGACCGGCTTCATCGTCGGGTGCTCTTTATTTTGTCCCGGTCTTTTTTCTCTTACGATAGATGATTGACGATAGAGGTCCTTTATAAACTTGAGGAGGTCTTCTTTCTTCATGCTGTTGAAGTCTGGCTCTTTGTCGACCACTGTTGTTTGCGTTCTTCCGCCCTCCCAGTAGTGAGCTGCTCCTGGCTTCCAACCGTAGAGGATTGGCTCGTGTTGCCAATGATAATCCTGGCGGCTGAGAACGAGTCTATCTTTCACCCAGATTAGGATTTGCTTAGCGAGCCACCCTGATTCTTCAACTGCTCTCTGAAACGTTCCCGTTCTGGAGCTCGGGTGGAACACGTAGATTGGTGCTCCTGGTTTTGAGTTCTCTAGCATGCGACTGAAAACTGTATTTAGGAAGATATCGAACTCCGAGTCGCTCATCGCGTCGTTCTGGATTGTTAACCCGTCACTTCTTTTCTTGCGGATTTTAGCTTCTTCGGGACTCATGTTGTCGTAGAGTGCAACGTTATACGGTGGGTCTGTGAGAACGAGGTCTACCTGTTTCCCGGCGAGTGCCTTTTTGTAAACTTCCTCGTCTGTAGCGTCTCCGCACACGAGCTTATGTTGATTTCCAAGTCTCCACACTTGTCCCTCTTTTATGTATGCTTTTTCACGCTGCGGTGGTTCTGGAACGTCGTCTTCGTCTGTTAGAGCTACGGGAGCGTCTGGCTCTAATCCTGAGATGAGAATGTCTAGATATTCCGCATCGTACCCTGTGCCGTTTAGAGTTCCGAGACTCTCTAACAACTCCGCGAGTTTTTTATTATTATAACCACCGATTTCTCCGTAGCGATTATCTGCGAGAACGATTCTTTTCGCCTGGTCCTCTGTGAGATTTTCTAGATACGTGACCTTGATGGTTTCCCACCCGAGTTCTTTCGCTGCTTTCCAGGTGTGATTTCCCGCGAGGATTTCTTGTGTTTCTCTCCACACGACGATAGGTCTGAACTGCCCGTTTGTTTTTAGAGATTCCGCTATTGCTGCAACGTTTCCGACTCTAGGATTATCCCTGTATTCTCTTAACGCGGAAACTGGCACGTTGTAAACTTGTTCTCCGACTTGTGGTTGTTGGTTCTCCATGATTTCCTTTTTATTCCGATTCGATTTTTATTGTTGCTCTCGCCGTTGGTTAGAGCTTTTCTATACGGCGGCTGATGGCTTTCTGAGCCTGTTTCTTTTCGTCTGTATAGATTCGCCGGTCTTGCAAACAACGAAGGCAGTAGCGGCTTCCTACGGCGTTGTAGAGTGTATTCTTGACGTTGTATGGGTGACCTTCGGGACACACGTTCTTGTTTTTATTGTCTTTTCGTTTGATTGCGTGGCGAGCTGCTCTGGCTTTTGGTCCTGAACCCTGAGCGATTTCTCTTAACCTGCTGGCTTTGATTTCTTCATCTAGTTTTTTCGTGATATCTTCCATGATTGTCTCCTTTAGGAGAAAAGTGTTTTTCTCCACTCTTCGATTTCTTCTTCGTCGTCTGATTCGAACGTTTCTACTATGAGTCTCTCGATAGCTAGTAGAAACGTTTTAGCGTACTCGATGATTTGCTCTCTGCCTTCTTTTTTGAGAACTGCTTCTTGCAAACAAACAAGCTCGTGGGTGGTTAGGATTTTATTTGTTTTCCTATCCACCCACGAGATTCGGATTATTATATTTTCCTCATCGAGCTGTTTTATTTTTTCGAGTTTTATTTTGAGATTTTTATCCACTATTCCCACGATTCCGTGTCTAGGAGTTCGATTGCCCACTCGTTCTCCGTACCGTGCCAACCGAACGGGTCTTGATATACGCAGGCTTTGATTTCCGCTGCGAGTTGTGTTTCGTTTTCGGTTCCGGCTGTCTGTGCCTCTAGCTCGATGAATGCTACTAGGTCATCGACGTTGTTTTTGTTTTCTTTCTTGAACGCCTCTTCTACGCAGTTATAAACTAGGTCACTGATTCCGTACGCTTTTTTGATTGTATTTATTTCAACGCTGCCGAGTTGATTTGCTACTTCTTGAGCGTCTTTATATGCTTCTATTCCGTACGTACTGATTCCGATTGCTAATGCTGCGGCTGCGATGGCGGTGATGCTGTTACTCATGATATTTTTCCTTTGTTTTGAGAAGCGGTGTTGCTTCTGTATATACTATCGGCACCCTAATCCTATTTTTCCGGATTTCTTTTTGGGTGTGCGAGATGAATCTGATTGCAAATGCTGCAATCGTACGGAATGAGTTTGTCTGCTCCGTTTTTCTTGATTTGTTTTGCTGCTTGTCTCGCGATGCTTTTTGTTAGATAACAACGTTTTCCTGTTGAGCACGCGTTTGTGAAGTATGATTGTGCGGCGTTTGATTTATACTTATGGGTGTTCACTTTATAGCTCCTCTCCGATTGCGTTCCAATCTACTCGAGCATCGGCTGCGAGTTTTCCTTTTATGATTATTCTATTATTTAGAGCGTTTTGCAATCTTTCCGCCGTGAGTGTTTTACCTGATTTTGCCACCTTATCTAGAGCTTTAGATAATGCTTTTTTATCTTCTCCACGTTTGATTGCTGCTGCAACGATTTTTACGACCGCGATTGGAGGTTGCTCCGAATGACTAGTCGTCTCCCAGATATCACGAACCATCTCGATTGCGATACTGGTCTCCGTGTCGAGAGCTTCTGATTTCTCTCTTTTGTGTTTTGGTATATCGTAGACCGTGACTTCTGTTGTCCACCTACCGGTGAGTGGGTCTTGAACTTTTTTGCTCTCGATGTAGCCAGCTGATTTTAGCTCGTTGATGGCGGTCTGGATTGCCTGTCTACCTTCTCCGCCGATTTTTGAGAGTGTCGTTGCGTCTGTTCGCCAAGTGTCTACGTTACTGAGAATATATGTTAGGATTCCTCTAGCTCGAAACGAGAGGGATTCGTCACGGAGTATATCGTTTCGGATTACTGTATAGTGCTCCGATGGTTTTTGCGACCTTATTATTTTCATTTTTCTTTCCTTTGTTTTGAGAAGCGGTGTTGCTTCTGTATATACTATCGGCTCGGATTTATATCACCGAGAATGTTTTTTAGTTTTTCGATTGCGGTTGCTTCTTTGATTTTATATTGTGATTCTTTTATGTTTAACTCTTCGATGATTTCGTTTGAGAGTTTTGCTTCTCCTGTTGCAAACCCGAACCGATGAGTGATGATTAGTTTTTCAATGTCATCTAACTGATTAAGAGCTTGAGCGATTTTTTCTTTTTGTATTTTTATTTCTACGATATCTTCTACCGATTCTCTTGATGGGATTTTTTCTGCAATAGATTCGGATTCTTCTTCGGTTTGTTTTGGCTGTAGGATAACTTCTTTCTTGTAGTATTTCCACACCTCTTCGATTTTTTTAATGTTTATTTTGAGAGCGGCGGCTACTGCTTCTGGAGTTTCTTCTACGCCGTTGTTAACTTCTCTTCTGATATCTCTGAGGATTTTGTGTGTATTATCGGAAACCCTCATCGGGAAGAGATATTTTCTATCTGCTCGGATTAGCTGGCTTTTTATTACCTTAGTTGCGTACGTACTGAATGGTCCGATGTCTGGATTATAGTGAGAAGCTGCTTCTGCTAATGCGAGAAACGCTTCGGCTTCTCTTTCTTCGTAGTTGGGACGGTCAGTAGTCTCGAACTGACGATGTTTCTTCGCGAGAGATTTGGCGAGCCCGATATGGTCTGAGATTAGTTTTTCTTTCTCTTTAGGATTTAGCATGTTAACGCCTCCAATATTGCACTCTCGTTTCCTGAACCGATGAACTTCCACTCGCCGTTTTCTTTTTGCCAGATAGCGACTGGGATTGGAACCTGAACTCCGAGTGTGTCGATATGAGTTCGACCTGCTCCTTGAGTCATGCCTTTTGTATTAATCGATTCTTTTATTAGACTGAGGAGTTTCTTTGCTGAGTATAGATATACGATTTCTTCGCTATGATTAACGTAAGCATACGAGGTGCCGTTGTATAAACTAGAAATGGCGATATTTAGAAACTGCGGAGTTCCTAACTGTTCGACTGTGTTTGTTATTTTGTTGCGAACTTTGATTGTGCTTATATCTCTTTCGAGGATTTCTGATAGCTTACTGCAACCGTCGGCATGCTTTGGATTCTGAGTTTTTTCTGCAACCTCTACGAAGTTGAGTCCGTTATATTTTTTCGGATTTATTGGCTGACCTTTGATTTCGATATACCGATTATTTTCGAGCTTGATATCTCCGTACAGCCAGTTCTGCAAATAGTCCTCTACCGTTTCGTAGTCTAGTTTTATTTTGCTTTTTAGGAAGTCCTCGAAAACTTCTACGGCGAGATTTTCTTTATGAGCGTTTTTTCGATACGCTTCGTTTCTTGTTAGCATTAGCCTGTCCTTTTTTGAGTAGCGATTTGCTGATTATATTATCGGCACCCTAACTAGATTTTCGGAAACTTTTTATAAATAAAAAGGCACCCCTTTGTGGAGTGCCTTTTTGTATAGATTTATTCTAGAGGTCAGGGTAAATATATTCTACGAGTTCTGTGTAGTCGAATGGCTTTGTTGCAACCTGGAGCTTGACTTTTGGCTCGGCTGAGAGGTCCCACTCTACCCTTGTTATGAAGAGGTCTAGGTACCTAAGGTATTCGCTTTCGAGATAGAACTTATAACTTCCCGGGTGATACCATAACTCGATGATGTCTCGAGGTCTTATATCGAATCGAGATATTTCTCCGCTGCCGAACTGACCTTGTCCCTCTACGATTGGAGGACACAGCGTGAGCTCTATTTCTCCAAGCCATGCCGGAGTGATGGCTGTATTTATTTGACCTCCGACTGGCTTATTGCTTTCGATAATGGACTGATACTCTTCTTGCGATAGCTGCAACCCTTGACCGATTGTTTTTGTTGCGATTCCGATATCTTCGTAAACTTCATTTAGTCTTCCTCTGTCTGGGTGTAGATTTATAACTGCGGGAGCTATCCACGCATCTGATGATAGGTCGATTTTTCCGCATAAAACTGACCACGTTTTTATGTCTACTTCTCCGGTGATTGGAAGACCGTTTTGCCTTTGTATGGTTCTGATATTTTCTGCATCTGATTCTTGGAATGTTCCTACTTGTCCTGTTCTGAGTGACGGGAACTGGTTGTACCTATTTTGTGCGAGAATGCTCCAATAGCTCGCTGGTCCTAGCATGTACCACGCGATGAGATATTGTAGTGTAACGATTCCGTTTGGGTTGTTAACTGGCGGCTCGTCTTTCCTGATGTCGATATCGGATTCCGTTCCGTCTTGCTCGATAAAAACCACGTTAACTGCTGGGAGTCTTTCCCGGTCATACCTACTGGAGAATGGTTCGTCGTAAACAACTGGTCCTCCCTTGTCGAGTGTCGAGGGAAACTCTGATATTTTCATCGTGTCTGTGTCGCTTGTTCCTACTTTGATTTTGTCGTCGATATCTGGAAGCGGGAACGCGAGGACGACTTCGCTGGTGAGAGATTCGGGAGGAATGTTGCTGATGATGATTGAGTAATAGAGATTCATCATGCTTTGATTGTATGTTCCTCCCTCGATTTGAGGGAAGTTCCAGTTGACCCATCTTCCGCCTGCCGGATAACTACCGGTTTTATAGATTACGTTCGCTTCTGATTTCTCATCGAGGGATAGATTATCCACGAGCCCGTCTTGCCCGTTTAGATAACGAACTGTTTTATTTGGAAGAGAGATTGACGGGTTTATGGGTTCTCCGAGAATGTTTGTATTGAGTCGCTCGTCTTTTGCAACGATTTTCGGTATATCGTACTCATTCACCCATAAAGTTGTGGACGATTCTTCGCCGAGTTTTTTTATGTATTCCAACTCGGACTCGTAGTTCGCTTTCGTGCTTGTTGTGCTTCCGACCGTTTGTGCTGGCATGTAGTTCCACTTTTGTTTGCCTTCGTTTACGATTTGTCTAATGTAGTGAGCTACGTCTTTACTTGAGTCAAAACCTTTTTGCGGTGTTGCAACCTGATACGTTAGGTCGTAGAGAAGCCCGTTGGCTGTGATTCTGAGTCCGAGTCCGTTGTCCTCGAAGGTCCACCCGTTGATGCTTCCTCTCCATAAAATGTCGAACGCGTTGTCTTTTTCTTTATAGATTTCAATCTGAGCTCCGCTGTATAGCCAGGGAAGCGTTTCTTTTGTGTCGAACGATGTTGCTCCTGGAATGATAACTTCGAGAGTTTCGTAGTTGCCAACCATCGACCATGATATTGTTGTAATGATTGGCTCTGCGTCTCTGAAACTGCTAACGTCTTGCTTGTCGATGACTGTGTATAGCTTTCCCCACTCTGAGACGATGTCTGGATTTGGTACTCCTTGCTCGTTTGTACCTGGTATAAATGACTCGGTAGTCATTAGCTTTGTTTCTGTCTGTGGTCCTCCACCGCTTGGAATGTCTTTACCTGGGAAGCCATCGTCTGTAGGGTTAACAAATGATATCGGTAAACCGGAAAACTTCGGCGTGACTTGGTATAGTGGGAGGAGATTCGCGTTGCTTGGTATAAACGGACGGAAGTAAAGAAACGAGTATATTCTGGAGCTTTGCTCGATTGTGTAAGGTGATGCTGTTTGGAACGTGAGATTTGTATATCTTAGATATCCGGCTGCAACCGTCGGCTGTTGTATTTCTTCCGGTGATGCTGTTTGGAACGTGAGATTTGTATATCTTAGATATCCGGCTGCAACCGTCGGCTGTTGTATTTCTTCCGGTGATGCTGTTTGGAACGTGAGATTTGTATATCTTAGATATCCGGCTGCAACCGTCGGCTGTTGTATTTCTTCCGGTGATGCTGTTTGGAACGTGAGATTTGTATATCTTAGATATCCGGCTGCAACCGTCGGCTGTGTGATTGGAGCTGTTCCAACGTTGAACGCCATTTCATGTTCCTTTCGGTGTAGTGCTTTATTTTACGGGAAGGTGATTGTTAGAGTTCCGGCTGGAATGATTAGCTGGTCTCCTCCTGCGGTTAGATTAACCGTTTGGATTAACGGCGACGTAAATATAACCTCTCCGCTTGTCTGGTCGAACACGGCGATATGTGTAACAACTCCCCACGCGTCTACTGGAGCTGAGAACACGATGTCGTTGATTGTTGTTTTAGTTCTTCCGATTGCAACGTCCCAGTCTGCTTGATAGAGAGGTGCTCGGCTGTAGTCCGCCGCTGCTGGTTCTGTGATATTTGTGAATCCGCTTGGGTCGAGTTCGTCTAATAATGGCTCGGTAGTCGAGAGACCTACGTAAAGTGGGTCACTCGTGTTGAGGATTAGGTCGTCGAGGATTCCGTTGATGTATGTTGTATTTATCATTTTCTTATTATTCTCCTGTATTTGTTAGGAATGGACTTGTTGGTATGCTGATGACGAATGAAACCCACCCTGCACGAGTGAGAACTGGGTCGAGAACTTTTTCGATATCTGCTGCTCCTGCTGCGTTGTAAACTTCTACTATTCCTTCCCACTCGACGGTATAATCGAACCGTTTTTGAGAGAGAGCTTGGTGTAGTTCTATGAATCTCTCTTGATAGATTTCATTTTTACTTTTTAGGATTGCTTCTGATTTGAGTCCGTTAACGTCTAGATGCAAACGGAAAATAGTCTCATCGTTGGTTTTTCTTTGAGCGATGATTCTTTCTCCGTTAACGAACGGACTTGTTGATGCCTCGTAGCGTTGCCAACTGATAGAGCTTGGAGAAAACTCGTCCGATAGATAGAATCCTTTTTGTGGATTGTGAAGGATTAATGGTTCGAGACCGATGCTGTCTCTGTTGATTGTGATTTGTCTGCTCATCTTAACGTCTTACTCCAACTGGTCGCATGAGTGTTCCTCGTCTGATTGCCGATTGTTGAACTTGTGGAACTGTCAACCCTCGAGCGGAAATGCTTTGATTGTAGTTGTTTACTACTGTTGGTTGCTGTGTTGAGTTTCTTCCGCTGCCACCGACTACTGATGAGATTCCGCTTTTTATGTTTCCGATACCTGAGGTTATGGCGTCTCCGATTCCTCCGAGTCCTGGAATCTTACTGATGATATTTCCAACGAGATTCGGTAGTGCAAACAACGCCTCGAGAGCTCCGTCAACGAATGCCTGCCAGATAGATTTTCCGATATTGAATAGGGTTGAGCCGAGTCCTGTTATGAAACTGATTATTCCTGAGAAAAAGCCTTCTATTTTTCCGGCGATATTTTGCACGAGTCCGCTTAGAAAACCGAGCACTGAATCCCATGTATTTTTAACAAAATCTCCGGCTGCCTTGAATCCGTTTTTTATGGTTTCTCCCGCTGCGGAGAAAAACGAAACCACTGCCTCCCACGCTGCTGAGATTGCTGTTGTCATTGCTTGCCACGTGTCTTGGAAGAATGTTGTCTGTGTGGCTAGATATACGATGCCGGCTACTAGAGCTGCGACCGCGATGATGATGAGCCCGATTGGGTTTAGTGCCATGACTGCGTTCATGATTCCGATTGCGGCGGAAACTCCTTTAACTACCTGCACTAGTCCGTAGAAGGCACCGACTAGTCCTAGAATGAGAGGAGCGTTCTGTGCTATGAGTTGGATTGCCGGTATGACTGCCGGGAGAACCGCTGTTCCTAGTTCGAGCATGGTTTGCACGATTTGCACCGCTGCTGGGAGAAGTGGAGTTAATGCTGAGAGAAGGTCTGGTAGAATCGCGATGAGTTGCTCGATAGCGGGTTGAGCTTCTTGGAATGCGGCGATGAGCTGAGTTCCAACTTCCTCGAGGATAGGTGCTAGACTTGTGAATAGTGTTGCCAGGAGAGGGAGTAGAGCTCCTCCGATGACGAGTCCTGTGCTTTTGATTTTAGCCATCGCCTGATTGAACTTGAACTCGGCGGTTTCTGATGTTGATTCGAACGCTTCGTCGAGAATCCCTGTTGTGTCTGCCATGTTGTTGAAGATGGCTCGGGTTCCTTCGACGTTGCTACCCATTAGGTCCATGATACCGGAGAGTGCTCTAACGTTTCCGAACACGGCTTGAGCTCCGACTTCGTTATTCGCGAAGGTCTCTGTTAGAGTTTCGAGAACTGAGAGGAGTCCTTTGTCTTTGATTTGTTGTTGGAGTCCTGCTGAGGAGAGACCCATGTCATTTAGAGCTTCTTCTGCTTGAACGCTAGGTTTTAGAATCGAAGTCATGATTCCACGTAGCTGAGTAGCGGCTTCGCTTGCTCCGGTACCTGTTCTGGACATGGCTGCAAACGCGGCACCGACTTCGTCGAACGAGATTCCCATTGCTGATGCAACTGGTAGAACGGCACCCATCGCCCCTGAGAGTTCTTCTGGAGCGAGTTTACCTTCTCGAACTGCTGAGGTTAGAACGTCGGTGGCATCTGTGGCTGAGAGAACTTCTACTCCGTAAGCGTTCATCGCGGACGTTGCTAGGTCTGCGATTGTGGTAACGTCTCCGAGTCCGACGGTTGATGCTTTTAGAGATGCTTCTAGAACGTCGATTGCGTCTTGACCTCTTAGACCGGCGGAGGTGATGAAGAATAGAGCTTCCGCTGCTTCGTTTCCTGATTTCCCGAACTCTGGTCCTAGCCTTTTGGCTGCTTCGGCGAGTTCATCTAACTCTGCTCCGGTTACTCCTACGAGTCCTTCGATTTGAGCGATTTTGCTTTCGAAGTCTGAGAATGCTTTAACGCTTGAGGTTGCGATTCCGGCGACGGCTGCTGTAGCTGCTCCGAGTCCTGCTGCAAATACCTTCCCGGCTTTTTTTCCGGCTTTGTCCATCTGGTCGGAGATTTTGCCGCCGGCTTTTTTGGCTTGGCTTACGGCTTCGTCGAGTCCTGATGTGTCAACTTGGAATCTGACTGCGATTGGACTTAGTTCTGGAGAAGCCATCTGTTTTCTACCTTCCTGCTGGGAGTTTTATTTTGGAGAGCTGTTCGAATCCGTAAATGCTCTCCGGTCTGTCTGGGTCGAAGTGATTTTTTGTTTTTCGTCTTCGGGATTTTTTATCTTCTTCCGGAGTATTTAACTCGACGTGAACTTCCGTTAGCCAATAGAACTGTGCTGGAGTCATCTTCCAGAAATCTTTTTCTGTTCTATTGAACAAAACTGTGGCGATGTAGTACCACTCGTCCCACTGGATTAGGTCGCCACTTCCTAATCGGTCTCCGCTTTTCCCGAGTCGGATTCTTCTGCAACTGGGAACGCTTCCTGGATTGCTTCTGCGAATGCGTTAGAGTACTCCTCGATTGAGTGAGTGCTTAGTAGATTAACAAACGCCTCGAATGGCATCTTTCGATTTGTTCCCGCCCATAATGCATGAGCTAGAGTTCCGAAGATTGGTCCTTTGTCGCCTTCTTTGAGTTTCTCGTAGAGAGCTGTAACTGAACCGTGTTCTTTTTCCACTTCGATTAATGCTGCCATGTCGTACTTGATTTGCATGACGCTTCCGCTGGTTAGAGTGATTTTTGCTCCGTCGGCTTTGATTGCCGCTGCTTTGTTTTGGGTCATTGTTTTTCCTTTTGTTTAGGGTCTTACTTCCTTAGGGTTCCCGCTGGGTCACCTTGTTCTCTATGATGACCCAGCGGGTTCTTCGCTGGAAGGATTGTTGATTGTTTTTTAGACGTAGACTACTACTAGAACGTCCGAGCCGAACGTTGCTTCGGTACCACCGGTTGGGTCGGTGAATGCTACTGTTCCGACTGTGCCACCGGTTGTGGTTCCGCTGGAGGTTGTGAAGCCTTCTGCCTCGATTGCGGCGATGGCTGTTGCTTCGTCTAGTCCGACGACGTCAGGAACGATTGCGGTCTCTGGAGTTCCGCCGCCTGGTGCGGTTCCTGTTCCACCGATGCTGTCGCCGTAGTTGAACACCATCCAGTCTCCGGTATATGCTGGGATAACTTCGCACGTTACTGAGACTGTCTTGAACTCTTCCTCGACTAGTCCGAGCATGTCTGGGAGGTTAGAGATTTTCAACTTAGGGAAGAAAATCTCTGCGATTTTACCGGATTCGCTGGTACTTACTGATTGAGCACGAAGAGCGAATGTTCCGGGAGTGTTGTTTGCGTTGACTGCAACCGAATACCCGTCGGTCGAGTTTACGATGGTGCTTCCGGTGATTGCTGCGAAGATGGTAGCATCCCACTTTGCAAACTCGAGAACTACCTCGACGTTTTGAACGACGGTTTCTTTTGCCAGGAGAGTGTTGTCTCCTCTTAGCTCTTTGCTGTCGGTGCTGATGTTTACTGTTACGTTTTTGAGACCGGGAACGTCTACGGGAGTGCCGTACGTAATGGTCTCGGCGATTGGGTCTTCGGCGGTGACGCTACTGATTTCCGCGTGCTGAGCACCGAAGACGTGAGTTGCCAGTTCTGACATGATTATTGACCTTCCTTAGTGAAGTTGTTTGGGTCTCTGATTTGATTGTTGTTGTTGCCGTTGATTTTTAGTTGTTAGGAATCATTCTTATGATTGCGACTGAGTATGTTATTCTCTCCACTCCGTCGTCGTTTCCTTCGGCTGCAACGTCGAGCTGTCGCTGGAGAACTGAACAGCGATGAATATGGCTACTCGGGATTTGTAGAGGTTTTTTATGCATCGCGGCGTGGAGCTGGTCTGGGAGATTCGATGTGCTAGCGTACTCGAGGTAGAGGTCTACTTGAACCTCTTCTGTTATTGCAAACTCATCTCCTAAATCCTGTGTTGTTGCTGAAATGTTTTCGTTGATTACTATTAGTGGAAGCTCTGAGTTTGGCGGAGCTGTTTTCCGGTAGACCTGAACACCTGGTATTTGAGAGATGATGATTTCGCGGAGAGCTCCTCCGATTGTTTCTGCCATGTTATAACCTCTTTAGTCGTTCGATGAATAGCGGGAGAACTTTTTTGAGTGCTGGTCGAATCATCGGTTTTGGTTTTGTACCTGGGTGGTTAACCGTTTTTCCGAATACTTTTCCTTCTTTTTTATTCGCGAGAACCTTTTTTGTTTTTGCTTGGATTATGTGTGGCTTCGTGCCGTACTCCACTGCTCTCCAATACTTCGCGTTATTTAGAACCTGAACTTCGCCACCTTTTATTTCTCTTCTCTTTCGGACTTGCCAACTAGCACGGAGATTACCTGTTTTGACTGGAGAGTTTGATGCTGCAACGTTCCGGATTTCGAGTGCTGCTTTCATTACTTCGTCGAGGATTTTATCCTCTATTCCCGAGATGTGTTTTTTGAGACTCGCCTGGAAGTCGTCGCTGTTAACGTCTAGCATTATCGAACTCCCCATGCTTGAACGAGGAACCTTTGAGTCACTCCTGTTTCGAGAACTCCGATAACTTTCCAATCTCTGCCTCTGAGTTGCAACATGTCTCCTACCTGAACTTGTACTTGGCTTAGTGTACTGATAGCTGCTTCGGCTTCTTGTCCTGCGTCGCCTCTGACTATTTGTCTTCCTGTGTTCACTGAACCGAAGCCACCTCTGAATGTCTCTATCTGTACGAACTCTTGACTGGGAGTTCCTTCGAGGTCTATCGAGTCGACCTGTCTGTAGAGAGTGATTTCGTCTTGGTTGAGTGAAGGAGATACGAACATGATTACCCCGCTTGGATTCTATTGTCTCGATGATATGGCTCGAGGAAACGGTCTAGATTAGCGATTCCTGTTGATTCTTTCGCTTTGATAGAACTTTGATTGTTATACGATACACTGAATCCTTCTACCGTTATTGAACTAACGTCTGCGTCTCTTGATGTGATTTCGATGGCTCTATCTTTGAGCTCTCCGTACCCCGCTTGAAAAAGATAATATGCTGCGAGTAGAGCCGTTCCTTCTCTGATTTGGAATGGAACTTCTTCGTAGCCGAACACGCCGTCAACTTTTAACCTTAGCTTTGGGAGCTTTGTTATTATCCAGGGTTCTGAACCTACGGTTAGGAGATTGAATGGAGTCGCTGTGTAGATTCTGAGTCTAGGTCTAGAACCGTTCTCTAACACCCACCCTGTGAATGGGATTTCGGTTTCTCTAGGTAGGAGAAAAACGTTCGTCACGTCGAGAGTAGTGTAAGGCAGCTCGGCGGTATTGGCACGATTTGTTTCGGTGTAAACTGTGAGAGCTCTTGGTTCGAATATGTCTTTAGTAACGAGCTCGATTTTCTTTTGAGCTGCCGTGATTGCTGCTGCAACGTCTGCGGTCGGTTGAGGTTGTAGATACCTCTCTACGTCGTCGATAGTGCAATATGCCATAAGAGTTTCCTTTATCTATTAGAAAAGAGGGAGAGGGATTTTTCCCTCCCCCTCTTTTCGGTAGCTATCTGATATTATTAAGCTACTGTGATGATTGCCTTTTGGATAGCGGCAGGTCGTTCTACTGCTGCGACTGCACGAGTCTCGGCTAGAACGGTGATGATGTTGCGAAGGAACTTGTCCTGGTCGGCGTCGGTAGTGTAAACTCCGGCGGTTCCTCTGTCGTACCACTTCACGGCTGATGCGAAGTCTCCGACGTATGCTTCTCCGCTTGGAACCTGAGATGAGGTTACAACGTTTAGCCCGAAGAACGAACCGTTTCGCTCGATGGCACGGAATGTTCCGGCTGCCTCGATGTCGAGCTGAGCGAGGTCGCTAGGGTTAAGGAGAACGGTGGTTGGAGTGTAGTCGTTATTCTCGACCTCTGCTGCTGCATAACGAATAGCGTCGAGGAGAGATGCTGAATCGCTGGTACCGATGTTTAGGTCGGTGCTGATAGCGGTAGCGATTTTCTGTTCTGCAACACGTGCCAATCCGTTTAGAAGAGTGGTGTTGATGATACCCTCGATGCGAGCATCATCTTCGGTTGCCTGACGAGAAACGTCTACGTGGTGAGCTAGAGTTTCGAGAACGTAGCTCTGAGGAACGAAATCGATAGTAGTCTCCGGCTTGAGGTCTCCCTCAACTACGCCAGCGGCGTTGTTGGTAACTACCTCGATAACGGCATCGACTGATGTGGTGTTCACTCGCTCGATAGTCACTAACTGTGCCAATGGAGTTCTAGGTGCTGGCGATGCAACTGGAACGAGAGTTGGGTTTGTGACGATGGTGCTGGTAGTGATTGCACGTAGGTCGAACTCGCCTTCTACCTTGTGGGTACGAGTGCGATTTCCGGTTGGGTTGGAGCGAACAAACGATAAACCGAGAGTTGAGCTCTCTTCTACGTTCTTAGTTTCTACCTCTTCTACCTCTGTCATTGATAGAAGCTTGGCGGCGGCTTCTGCCTGTGCTTTGCGGTTAGAGAGGATTTCGCTGATTTCTGCGATACGAGCTAACTGCTCGTCTGTGGCTTCACCTGATTCTGCGATTTTTGCGAGATTCCTGGCTTCACCCTGTAGTTCTTTAATGTCGAACATGAGTATTAACCTTCCTTAGGTTGTTTTCGTTTTCTTGTTTTCGCAGTCGGTGAAGGTTCTTCGGGACTGCTGCCGAATCGTTTGTTATTGTTGACGATGGCGTTTGATGATTGACCGATTAGGATTTGCAATAGCTTCTCGATTGTTTCTGTTTTTGCTTCGATTGCTGCAACCGTCTGCTTTACGTTTTCTACTTGGTCTGATAGACTGCTCCCGTTATTTGGGAACACTTGATGTTCTACTCTAGAGATTCGCTCTGAAATGCTTCTACCTTCCTTATCTTCTCCGATGACTTTCTCGATTTTTTTGATGAAGTTGTAGAGCATACGGATTGTTCCTAGTAGGATTCCCGATATGGTTAGGATTCCAACTATGGCTCCGATTTGCTCTGCTGGTAGTTGTAGCATGATTTTACGATTCTTTAGTTATTCCGAACCGATTGTCGTTCGGGTTGATGTAGTTATAGACTGCGATTAGAGTAGCTCCAACTCCTGCCCACACGAAGTTTAGGAGTTCTCCGTTTTGCCACTCCCAGGGAGCTGTGCCCGATTGTAGGACTGCCGCGATGAACGCGGCTACGAAAACTCGGAACCACGATGCTAGGAGATTCTTTGTTGATTGGTTGATGAATGTCATCTTTATCCTTTTTCGGGTCTCTGATTTAGGTGCGGGAAACAAGGCGACCCTGTTAACTTGTTTCCCGCACGTTTTTTAGAAGAGTGATTGAATGTAGTCGTTTAATGCGATGATGGATTTATTGACTTTTTTCTTTTTAGGTTTACTCTTCGAGTCTGTGTCTTCGGCTGCAACCTCTTCCGGTGTTTCCTCAGGCGTTTCCTCAGGCACGCTTGCCTCGAGTGTTGATTCGTCTTCTGAGGTGTTAACTGCGGGTTCTGCGGTTTCGGAGAGCGAGACTTCATCTACTTGGTCTGATGACTCCTGAGTCTCTTCTTTTTCTTCTCCGTGTGATATGTCGCCAACTGGCTCCGAAGGTGTTAGAATGGATTCTGTGGCTTCTGGGACAGTGTTCTGTGGTCCTGCGTTATCTTTCGACGGATAAACTGTCGTCCACCGCTCTTCTGTTTCCTCTTCGATGGTTTCTGATTCTTGATTACGAACTGCTGTTAACTGAGAACCTGGTACTGCACCGAACCGTGATGTAACTTGAGAAACCTCTTGGAGTCGAGCGGTTCTGATGATTTCGTCTTTCGCGTCTGCTTCGCTTTCGATTATCCACGTAAAGCCTACGGATAGGTCTGACGCTGAACCTGATAATGCGGAAGCTCTTGCGTCTCTTCCTGCGGTGTTATCGTCCCACCGACCCATGATGTAGAGTCCGTCCTCTCGCTCTTCTGCCTTGAATGTTCCGACTGGTCGATTGTAATCGTGATTCCACAGGAGTGAGTATTGCTTATCGTCTAGACCGCCGCGTGAGAAACAACCTGGAACGAATGTGGTTCCGTATGAGTCTTTTACGTTATATTGACACGCTCTGCCTTCGAAGTAGTTATCCTCGATTTCGATAGAGTCGAGAATGATGTTTCTTTGTTCTTTCTTCTGCATGATTATGCTTCCTTTTTGTAGTCCGTTACGTAGAGCTCTACGCACCGGCAGTTGACTGTTTCTTCTGGATTTCCGTTTGGGTCGCCTGGAAACCGGAGCCCGTTTGGATAGAGGTCTTCCATCGTTCTTGTTTGATAACCGTTGAGTTGTGCATGACTGTCTCTGGTTAAGTCGTCTCTTGTTGCCAACCACTCGCGAGAGACTGCAACCTTAGACTTGACGGCTACCTCTCTAGATGCTCCGTTTAGCGATGAGACCATCTCTGTTCGAGCGATAGTATTTGCTCGCGATGTGGATAGCTCTGTGAATGTAGTTTCTAACGCTGAACGATATTCGTCGACTGTGATTCTATCTGCGAGAGCTGCGGCTGAGAGTCGGTCTTGGAGAACTTTGCTTGTTGTATTGTTAACTCTATCGACGAGAACCTTTGTTCTTTCGTCTGCTGCCTGAGCGATGTATAAATCTACTTCTAGGTCTGCACCGTTAACTCCGAGAGATGTTATGGCGATGTCTGCACCTGTTTCGATTGCGGTGGCTACGGCTGGAATAATGTATTCGTAAGCTCTTTCCGACCACGCCTCTGGATTGAATGTAATGTTTGCGTCTGCCGGGAGACTGTTATTTCTTTCTCCTCGCTGCAAACGGCGAAGAGAATCTCTTAGTTGAGCTTCGGATAGTCTTTTAATCACTCGATTTAGTTGATTTTCTAAGTTATCGAGGATTTTATCTGCGTACTCTTCGTCGATTCCTCTGGTGTGTAAACCTTGACCGAATGTGTTTTTATTGTATTCGGCTGCTTTTCTTTCTGCCCACCTAGCTACTCGGAGAGATGTTGCTTTATCCGGTCCGCTTCCCCATAAAAAGTGAGCGACTAGACCCGGACCTGGATACTCTGGGTGGTCGGGATTATTGTTTTTTTCTGCGTCGAGGTCTCCTAGATGTCTCCGAATCCAGGGTCCTATTTTAGAGATTTTTTCTTCTGATATGAAACTATCTGCCATCCGACGTGCGTCTCTTATCGTTTCTTCTGTTAGTCCGTCTCCGCCGAATCCTTCCTCTAGATATTTGAGACCGCGTTGAGCGTTTTCGATGATATACTTTGGAATGTCAGTGATTCGTTTTTCTTCTAGTGGTTGCTCGGTGATTGTTTCTATGTTTCGATTACCTTGAACGATTTGGAACGCTGATTCTGGTAATGCTCCACCGTTGATACTCATTCCTAGTAAGGCACGATAACGAGAGAGTGTTTGATTTCCCTCTCCGTTTGGTAATGGTTCGAGACCTAGTTTTTCTCTGGCTTCGTCGATTGTTATGATGTCTTCTGATACTGTTTTACTTACTCGGTCTGCGATAGCGTTTTGATTTTCCTGCAACGCGTCAACGGTCGAGAGGTCGAACGATG